CTTTCTGGAACGCGGTGCGTAGATCATCGCCTAGTCCGTCGTTTACTATGTTACCTATATTGATCGTTTGTATGGCCATTTTACGCTCTCTTTATACTATTTAACTTAATACAATGCATGATAGCTCACGCCATCGTAGAACACAGGATAAGGAACAGCACCTGACTTGCTGGCAGGATCCCAAGTAGCTCCATCTGCTACATAAAATGCTCCGGCTGTCGGACCAGCAGGAGGAGCATCTAAGTATCCGCTGTACAATCCACCGTCTGCCAAGAATCTCCAGAAGCCGCCTACATAGACTTCACCGGTACTCTTTCTAACAGTCACAGATGCTGTGTTGTTATTTTCACCACCTATTTGTATAGTACCTTGGTCAGTTGCGGTTTCAATGATGACATTAGGTTCTCCCATGACATCTAAGCCGGTGATTATTAATTCTGCACCTACGGATTCTACAGAGTTGGTTGGTACTAATCTTATGTTGTCGTCACTGCGGATAATAGCATCTACTCCATTGAGCTGTATGCCTTGGTCTGTTGAGATAGTAGTTTGGAAGTTTACGGGAGGCACTATTAATAAAGCTGACGAATCCTGTGTGTTCAGTGATGTGGCAAACACGGTATTTGCGGTTATGTCACCATCTTCTATTACTACTACGTTTGATTCGCTACTGCCTTCGAAGTTTACAGGACTAGTATCTGCTATAATGCTCAGAGATCCGCCTGAGGGAACAGTAATGCTAGCCAGCTGATTGCCGGCTCCGTTTGTACTAAAGTTAAATGTACTATTAATACTCAGTGAACCCGGTGTCGTGAGTATTCCATCCTCACCAAACTGCCAGCGATGTAACGTCGAATCAGCTAAGTTGATATCGATATTGATATTGCCTTCGCTGCGTAGATCGGAACTGTAACCAATCTCTTTAGTAGAGGCATTGTAGTTTAGGAATGTGCCGCCGTCTACATTTCTTACTGGTGCAACAAAGAAACCTGCTGCACCGGCAGACAATGCACTTCCCGAAGCATTTAATATAATACTATTAGCATTTTGACTAAGATTACCGGCCGCCGAACCGATCGCTATAGCATAATCACCCTGACTAGTGTTGCCGGCACTGTCACCAATGGCGATGCTTCTCGTGCCCTGGCTAACGCCACCAGCATTAACACCAATTGCCACAGCCGCAAAGCCTTGATAATTACCTCCAGCTGCTACTCCTACTGCTACAGCACCTGTGCCTTGATCAGTCATGCCAGATTGCTGACCTATAGCTACGGCATTTGAACCTTGATTTATAAGCCCGCTGAATAAACCTAGTGCGATTTTTGTTTCCGAAGTTCTCAATCTTCCTGTATCAACATTGCCAACTATCAGTCCTTCTACAGCATCTACCAGTTTTGTTGAATCGTCTGCGAACACTGAACCGATTAGATCAGTAGTGATTGAACTGAGGTTAGTTAATGTTGACTCACCTTGGAAATCTAGTTCGCTGCCTGGTAGCAAACGAACATATCCGTGGAGTTCAGTTATACCTCCACCGTCATTTCCTATCCTTATCAATGCTGAATCTGTACCTAAGTATAGAGCACCATTACCATAACCTTCCTCAACATTTCCGTCGCCGCCGTCGAGGTATAAGTTTCCGCCTTCGCTTAAACTAGTGCCCGATGTCTGTTGTCCTCGGATGATGAAATCTTCTGGATTTCCGGAAGTCTTGTTCTCTGGAGTGATCGTTGCTCCGGTCGGTACAGTTAAATTACCATCCTTGCCAAATATAAAGTCATTCTCTCCAGAGCCACTGGCGTTGGTTCTGATAATCACGTCATTATCAGTGCTGGTAGCCCAGATATAAAGATTTCCGTCGCCTTCGCCTATTTCTAGTCGATAATTTGTATTTTTAAGATATACAAACTCGGTAGTAACTGAACTGTTATCGACGTCGCCAACTATCAAACCTTCTGTAGCATCTACTAGTGTGATGCTATCATCAGCAAACACTGAACCAGTGATATCACCTACGATATTTCTGCTTAGTGTAGCATCAAGTGTTAGATTGATACTGCCAGTACCGGCGTTTATAGTAAGCCCGTTGCCTACCGCTAGGCTGGTCACACCAGTGTTAGTAAACGTCAGAGTATCAGTCAATGGCGCTGTAGTGATGCTTAGACCGTCACCGCTGGTCTCAATAGTTAAGGTGTCAGCAGTGCTGTCAGCAGCAATGGGTGTTTGTGTTGGCACAGAGATAATACTGAATACTTGCTGAGGAATATTTGGTTGACTATTAGTAACAGTAATAACACCAGTTACTGGATCTCTAGGACTTAACTGGATACCGATACCGGCATCGAGCCCTACAACACCACTGTTTGTGATAGTCACAGAACCAGTACCTGAGTTTAAGTTGATACCTTGGCCCGCCGTAGCGCTAGTAACTCCTAGGTTAGTTAGAGTTACTCCGCCTGTAGATTGGCTAACTCCGATTTGTCCTGCTGTTCCTGTTAGAGAAGTAACACCGCTGTTAGTAATAGTTACAGTATCAGTAGTAGCATTTGTGGTTAACGTTATACCGCTATTTCCCGAGGCCAATGTCAATGTGTCAGTTCCGTCGTCTGCTTCGATACTATCTTGGCCTGCAACTGATATAAACTTAAAATAGTTTTCGTCTACTCTCAGGCCACCGATTGTTGACCCGACTGGAAGATTAACTGTAGTACCTGTAGAAGTAATAACAGCATCACCTAAGTGTATGCTAGAACCACTAAGCCATAGATCTCGCCATCTTTTAGAACTGGTTCCTAAATCATAGACTTCTGTAGTTCTTGGTACTAGGTTAGTACCAAGGCTAGTAAAATCTACTGCATCTCCTCCTACACTAGCATATAGTTCGGTAAAGTTGTTATTGATAGTATCAAATGCTGATGCTACATCGCTCCAAATAATCGGAGCACTACCGGGGTTTATCTGTTGTTGTGCCATTATGCTCTTCCTACGGCAACTTCTATTGTGCCAATGTGATCTGAATCGTAGTTTTCTAAGGCCTTACCTATGATAGTTCCTGCCCTAGCATCGCCGCCCGCGCTGACAGCTACTCCCGATATACCTGATGTTATCATTAGGTCTCCTTTTCTTATCTTGCCTACTACACGACAAGGAACACGACCCTGTAATGCTACCAATGTCTTGATTCCTGGACATCTTTCATTCATTATTAATGCTGCGTTATCACTAACTACACCAGCTACTCTATGATCGCCTTTTGCAGATGTTAGTGTGACTTCTTTGTCACCGCCGAATACTAATACTGTTCCGACTTCGTATTCACGATCTGCTTCGTAGTATTCTGCTAGGTCAGCATATGTTGCCTGTAAAGTAGATCCGCTAGCTAGAACAAATGTACCAGTCATTGTGGTGCTCGGTGAACCTGTACCTGTAATAGCACTAGCATTAAGTGTTGAACAAGTTATAGGAGCATTGCCGACACCATTTTGAGGACGGAATATGTGTCCGTCGTTGTCGTAGTAATTTCTCTTGTCGCTGGCTAAACTACCATCGCCTAATAATATTGCGGCTTGATCTAAATAACCGTAAAGCTGTACGACACCACCACCGCCTGATGTTGTTGTGTCTGCCAGTATTTTAGTATCGATCTTAAACTGGTTGGCAGAAATAACTCTAGCCGCGAAGTCTCCGTTGGCATCTCTTCTGACCAGCGTACTTGCAGTATTGTTTGAATCTGAATCTATAACTTCGTAGCTGTCAGTTAAACCACTTCCGGTATCGCCTGTAAAGCTACTGGCATTCTTTCTTCTCAAGAATCCAACCGCTGAGAAGTTTGATTTCTTAATAGCTAGACCTTCGTCAACGACTGTGGCAAATGTTACCGCAGTTGGTGTGGCTGTTGTTGCTGTGCTATTACCTATAACGGTATCAGTTGGTAACTGTTGTATTTCACTGAGTGCAACGCCGTTAGCTTTGATACCTACCCAACCGTTGCTTACTGTAAAGTTAGCACTGTCGAAACTTGCTAGACCATTAGCAGCCTGTATAGCAGCAGCATCGCCTGATGGGGCAGACGCCGCAGTCGAAGCTATGGTCATTGACAGTTTGCTTTGGACGATACCAGCAGAGGCATTAACATCGGCATTTAAAATTACGCCAGGATTGATCTGTGCATCTACTGTATGAGCGGTACTATCTATAGAGAATGTAATATCACCAACTACTTCAGAGTTTTGTACAACATTTCCTGCGCCAGTAAATGTTAGTATATCTGCTGATCTAACATTGTCAAAATCGGCATCTTGCCAGTTGTCCCAGATCATGCTTCTTAGATTTACAGCATCTTGAGAATTAACTGGATCACCTAGATTAAAGATTTGATTATTTCCTAGGTTCATGTCTGCTTTCATGGACAGTTGTCCGTCGAGCGCCATAAATCCTCCAGTGAAACCCGGTATCAATGATGACTGAGGGACGATCGAACCGTTATGTGTTATACCTAAACGACGTTCGATATAGATACGTGTGGCGTTTTCTGTTGGCACAGTATCTGTAGCGTTATCTGTAAATCCGGAATCTGTCGAGAATTCAGATACTGGAACACCTCGTTTGAAACCAATACCGTCTAAGTTACTCAGAGCGATAGCTGCTGAGAATGTAACAGTACCAGTACCTTGGTCAACTCGGAAATAAGGTCCAACGTTAAAGTTACCAAACTGGTCAGTGGTTACATAGAACACACGACCTACACCTCTTTCTTGTGTTTCGTTAGCAGGGTTTAATGCATTTACAGCCGGACCGTAGATCTCATTTGGATAGTTGGTATCTGCATAAGAACCTGTACCAATCTCTAAGAGATCGTGACCGGTAACACGAGTCAATGAAATTCTAATTGTTAGTGTACCAGGTTCGCCTTTTGGTACACCTGCTTTGAGAGTAGGAAGAGCATTGTATTGAGTAACACTATGTACAAGAGCTCTATCAATTCTTAAAACGGCATATGCCTCATTGGTTACGATTTCGTTGTCATATCCTGTGATTATATATTCCTCACCGATAAAGACAAACTTGCTGCCTAGTATTCTAGTTTCTTCTGGACCAACTGGAACTACAGCAAATTGCGTATCTCCTAATTCCCCTAATACTTTTTGTACTAAGAATGTTCCAGAACCAGATGCGCTGGTTTCTGCTTCGTCCGATGCACCTATCTCTAAGTTAACAGTAAATTCAGTACTGCTAGACACATTAGCAACGAAGAAATGTCTACCGCTGGATAGACCAGTCGGCAATGATCCTGCTCCATCTACGCTGAATCTCACAACATCACCGTTTACAAATCCGTGTGGTGATGCAGTTGTGATCACGGCAGGAGATGCCACAGTGATTGTGCAGGTTAACGCTGTAGTTCTATAAGGCTGTTGAGGCCAAATTGTGAGATCTATGTAGTTATAGTTTTCTCTCAATGTGGTTCTAGCTAGTCCTTCCAATAAGTAAGAATGTACACCGGACCCTGCATCAGTGACTCCAACTGCTGTTCCACCTTTGGTCAACGATACTTGGAAACTGTTAGCGGTTAAATTGTCCGGTAGAACAAAATATCTTTCAGCAGTTGATAACTCTGCAGGTAAAGTACCAGTTGTAGTAAAGGATATTAAGTAACCTGGTTCTAGTTGATGATTGACTCTAGTAACGGTTACCGGATCACTGACATTGAATGTACATGTTCTTGCACCTTCTGGATCGGAGTACGCTTCGAATTGTAGAACACGATATACGTCATCTGATTCGTTAAGTACTAAACCTGTCGATGGTCTTGTAGCTACTTCTACAATATCACCTGTTAAAATAGTTTGAGAATTTTGTCTAATTGTTAACGGCAACCCATCAGGAACGATAGCAGCTAGACCTTCTCCTTCACTGTCAGTAAGGTTAAGACGTGCAACACCTGCTGGCAGATCAGCAGTTGCCACTGATGTAATAGTGTAACGGAAGATAGAATAACCAAAGTCTATTTCTACTTCTGATAGATTCAACGGCACATAGGTAAAATCAGTTACGTATAATACCAGACCCCCTGCAGTGTTAGCATACAGACCGCTTGGGAAATAACACTTAGCACCTTGGCTTAGATCATAATATAAATTAACCGGAGTTGGTACTTCTAATGGATCCGAGCCGTCTGCGACTAATGCATATACACCGTGGGCACTAGATCCTGCTACTGAGCGTATCTGTGCGCCATTCAGCGAGAAATAAGAAACATAGCAGTAATATGTAAACATAGAAACTGCTTCAGTCAACGCACCGTTCGTTGCCAACAATCCGTATCCCATGTCGTTGATCTGTGTAAAGTCGTTTGACAACATAGATCTGTTACCAGGCATCAATACTTCGTAGACGTTGATGTTATCTTCGATCCACGATATCGTATCGTCCTGGATGGATTCTTTATCAGTATCTAACGCAGTCTTAGCAGACTTTAGGGCTGTTAGATAGCTGTAAGCATCTAGATCTGGAAGAACCTCTGCTGGAAGAGCAGCAGTTCCACCAGTTATTACAGCAACTACGTCTGTTAACAGATCTTCGATCCTTGTAACTTCTGTCGCCGATGCTGCTGTGCCCGGAGTTCTCGCAGTTGAGGAATATAATACACCCGGGTCAGTATTTTGAATTACTGCCTTACACACATCTTTTAGATATGCAATAGCTGCGGCCGTTTCACTTTCTTCTCCGGCACCGCCTTGGTAGGTTTCGTCATCGCCGACACCGTCGTAGTATTTTCTAGCAGCATCTCGCGTTTGACTGTTTCCGCCGTATAAAATATCATAGATTAATGATTCAACAATATATTGGCTGTCTCTGGCACACTTTACACTGTTATAGGTAAATGATGTAGTAAATGGAGCGATATCATTTGCGATCTGGTATTCGATCCATGCGATAGTTTCATCTACAATAAAATTAATATTACCAAACAACAATGTCTTGGCATTAGCTATATCTGTAGACACGCCCGGAGGATTTGTAAATGATAATGTTGGAGCGAATGAGCTACCGTTTCTAACGATCGACGTAATAGTATTCGAACTAGTAGTTACTGTAGCAGTTGCAGTACCACTAATGGCTCCAACACTAACTGCGGCTAATCTATGAGCCTCTATGATTCCTCTTGCCGTAATGTCTAGCTGATCGTTAATTACTACAGCGGCATTAGCTTGTCTATAACTTAAACCTGCTTTTCTGGCATGATAGTTAGTTTGGAACACAACATCATAACCTAGACCATCGATAATTAATCCAACGTCTCGATAGCAAATGTCTTGATTATAAGTTACGGGCTCGTTTGGCCATGGCGTAGTTTCGTCAAGAACAAATGATGCAGTTGATGTTGCTGTAGGCGAGCCCGGCGTTACTTGGAATGTAAAATCTCGAACATAGTTAATTCTATAGATACTATCGTTAACAATAAAAGAAGCAGGCAGTTGAGGAAATCTCGCTAGATTGCCAACTCTTAAGAATGTTCCGGATTCTCTTTCTAAAATCTTAAATCTAATATTACCAGCAAATCCGTCAACAAACATACCGCCTGCGAATGCCTGACGTCCTGTGGATTTACTGAAAGATGCGCACTCCTGGGCATATGGTGATTTGGCTAATATTTGTCCCCAGGGATCTAGCGTCAACATGAATCCGCCATGACCTTGCGCAGTAATGGCCTGCCAACGAACCGCATCGTTGGCTAAGAAAACGTCCATCTGATCGTTGTCTTTAGGATAATTTACCGAAGCCGAATTGCTGATCACATCAATCACTGCATTAACTAAAGCACCAACAACTCCACCTGGCAGTGTTATAGTTCCACCCGAAACGTAGTTGGTATATTCAATGCTTGATACTAATTCACTTAGATCAGGAAATTCTGAGATACCAAATTCAGTACTGTTAACCACGCTGACATAATAGTTGTTACCGTTTAATTCGGTCATGCCAGTAACACCACTGATAATAATTTCATCTCCGTTACTTAGACCATGAGAACTGCTAGTTGTAATTACACAAGGAGTAGCTTTTGTGATTGCAGAAATAGTTAAAGTAGATCCTGTTGTCCCAACTTCTGCTTGGAAAGCTCGATCAACAATCTGAGGATTGACAATAGGACCATATAGTTCTGTGATCTCAATATTCTTGATCACTAATTGAGC